GTGCGCTTGAGGTACCGTTTCTATACCGTTTCTATACCGTTTCTATACCGTTTCTATTTCCGGAGTAAACCGGAGTAAAACCGGAGTAAAACCGGAGTAAAACCGGACTAAACCGGATTTTTCGGAGAATCCGCAAAATTCTTGGGTCGCTGTCGATATCGCGTGTAGAATGGATACTCGCCATAGCGACCCTCCAATACAGGGTTGTTTGATGGCAAAGCCAATCGAGGTTGGGGCCTCGGTTGGCTTGTTTTATTCTTGGGGGAAGCGTCGGTCGAACGTCGGTCGAACGTCGGTCCAAAATTTTCTTTGAACGCCGGTAAAGCGGAAAACTCGCCGACGTGCGTCAGTCCAACGTCAGTCCAACGTCAGTCCAAACGTCAGTCAAACTGTCGAACGACTGTCGAACGACTGTCGAACGAGAACCTTACCCCGCGAGAATACGCGACGAAATGCTGGATTGTGCCGTTC